TATTCGTGATGCGGTGACTAGCGGTAATCTGCTGTATCACACTGCTTTGGATGCGTCTAAAACGATTAACAATGGCGATATTTTTAAGATCACCAGTGGAAATCTGAGCGTTACTTTGGCATAAGGGGTAAGAGATGACAACTATTACTACCCGTTCTGGTAAAGGTTCAGCCCTTAGCTTTGCTGAAGTTGACGGTAACTTCACGAATCTTAATACAGACAAGATTGAAGGCGTTACCTCTAGCGTTGACTCAGAACTAGCCCTTTGGAGTAGCACCACAGGTAAAGTTCTTAAAAGAGCAACTATCACAGGTCTGGTAAAGGCTACTTCTGGTGTAGCTTCAGCGGCTACTGCTGGTACTGATTACGCTGCACCGGGAACTGCTCAGACTTGGACTGCTAACCAGACGTTTACTAGTGGCTCATTGCTTCTTAAAGGCTCTGCTAGTGGCACTGGTACGCTGAATGCTCCTGCTGCGGCTAGTTCGTATACATGGACGCTTCCTGCTGGCTCAAACACGCTTGGTTATCAGAATGTTCCTGCTGTTGGGGCTAAAACATCGTCTTATACGCTGCAAACGGCTGATGTAGGTAAGTATGTTGAAGTTGGCTCAGGTGGTTCTATCACGATTCCTGATGCGACTTTCTCGGCTGGCGATATTGTTTCGATATTTAACAATACCACCGGTGCTGTAACTTGCACTTGCTCAATTACTACTGCATATATCGCTGGAACTGATACTGATAAAGCAACTGTGTCTCTGGCAACTCGTGGTTTGGCTACTGTATTGTTCCAAAGCGGAACTGTTTGCGTCATCGCTGGCAATGTATCGTAAGGAATCGATATGAGTGGAATTATGGCCTTGCTGCTAGGTCGCATAGCGGCTACTAGTGGCTACACCGTTATCCAGACGTTTACTGCATCCGGCACATGGACTGCTCCTAGTGGTGTTACCGCTGTGGACTATTTGGTTGTCGCAGGTGGAGGAGGCGGTGGTTCATTTGGCGGTGGTGGAGGTGGCGCAGGAGGTTACCGTACTGGAACTGGATTATCTGTTACTGCCGGAACTGATTACACAGTAACAGTTGGCGGTGGTGGTGCGGCAGGAACTCCCGGAGTAGCAGCAGTTAGTGGAAGCAATTCTGTATTTAGCACTATTACTTCAAATGGTGGTGGAAAAGGTGGAACTGGTTATAGTGATTCTCTTTCTTCAGGAGCAAATGGTGGCTCTGGTGGAGGTGGAGGACAATTAACAAATGGAACCGTAACAGGATTGGCTGGATCTGGTAATACTCCATCAACTTCTCCGTCACAGGGTAGTAATGGTGCGTTAGGAGCTACTAATAATGCAACATATCGTTCTGGCGGTGGTGGAGGTGGCGCTTCTGCGGCTGGGACTAATGCTAGTACTGTAAATGGTGGAGCAGGTGGTAATGGAACTGCTTCTACTATTTCTGGTTCATCTGTTACTTATGCTGGCGGTGGTGGCGGCGGTGCAGCAGATAACGGGACTACTGGAAATGGTGGCACTGGTGGAACCGGTGGCGGTGGTAATGGCGGTCAATCAAAAACATCTCCATATACAGGGGCTGCTGGAACAGCTAATACTGGTGGTGGAGGAGGAGGTGGTGCTAACTCTGGCCCGTCTGATGCAGCCGGTGGTGCCGGCGGCTCTGGCATCGTCATCCTGTCCTATTCCGTAGCATCGCAGACCGTCTTTACGTTCAAGTCATCGACTAAGTGGGTTGCGCCAACTGGTGTGACCAGCGTGGATTATTTGGTAGTTGGTGGCGGCGGAGGTGGTGGTCTTCACACTGGGTCAGTCGGAGTTGGTGGTGGTGGCGGTGCTGGAGGATTCCGCACTGGAACGGCATTGTCTGTTACTGCTGGAACTGAATACACGATTACGGTTGGAGCCGGTGGGAATGGAGCAACAGGAAGCACGCAAACAGGTTCTAGTGGTAGCAACTCAGTATTTAGCAGCATTACGTCCGCTGGTGGTGGTGGTGGCGGCGGCTATAACGGTGGTGCTGGACTAGCTGGTGGTTCTGGCGGCGGTGGTGGGCAAAATAGTGGTGCGGGTGGAGCAGGCAATACGCCATCAACGTCACCGTCACAAGGTAGCAGCGGTGGTGCTGGTGCTGCCGATTCTGCTGGTGGTGGTGGCGGTGGAGCAAGTGCAACCGGCGCTGCTGGTTCTGTTGGTCAGGGTGGCACTGGAGGGAATGGAACGGCCTCAAGCATCTCTGGGAGTTCTGTGACTTATGCCGGAGGTGGAGGCGGCGGTTCATATAGCGGTTATCCCGGGAAAGTTGCGGCTTCTGGCGGCTCTGGTGGTGGAGGAACTGGCGCTATTGGTGGAGGAACACCAGCTTCTAATTCAACCGCAGGTACTGCCAACACAGGGGGCGGTGGTGGTGGAGGAATTGACGCAAGAGATGGTGGCGCGGGCGGCTCCGGCATCGTAATTATCAAGATCAATCAATAAGGATATTCATGCAAAGCAAGGTTTATCGATACTTTGGAATTAACACGGCAATGGAGCTTCTTCGCCCCGGTGCTAAATGGGAAATATCAAACAATATGTTTACCCGCTGGGAAGATCCAAGACCTTGCCCTAGCATGGATGAAGTGAACTATGTGATGGAAAAGATTAAAGAGTTTGAAGATGCTATCCCGACAATATGGCTTCCTGAGCAACTAGAGGAAATTACAGCACAGGTTAAAGAGATTGAGGATGCAATGGCATGATCCATAATCTCTTTCCTATACCTATTGGGATGTTTGACCTAGACCGTGAACTTACTGACGAAGAACTATTATTTGCCAGAGGTCAGGAAACTAGGCCAAATGAAGGAAACTTAACCAGTGTAAATAACTTTGTTCTAAGAGATATGACTTCTCTTAGAGGATGGATTGAAGATTGTGTAGCAGAATACTTTAAAGCAACAACCGATCCTAAACATGACGTTCATTTAAGAATAACTCAGAGTTGGTTTAATTATTCTGAAAAAGGTCAATGGCATCATAAACACGCACACCCGAATAGCTTTGTTTCTGGTGTTTTTTATTTGAATACTAATCCAGATGACAGGATTTATTTTTATCGTTCTGGATGGCAGCAAATTAAATTCCCAACTGATAACTGGAATGTTTACAATTCTGAATCATGGTGGTTTGAAGCAATTAAAGGTCGTTTGATACTTTTCCCATCGTCGCTTGAGCATAATGTTCCTACGGTTCAAGGTGATGATGTGAGGATAAGCATGTCATTTAATACTTTCCCTGTTGGAACTGTTGGGGATGAAATGGCGCTTACTGGTTTGAAATTGGAGGCTTAACATGGCGCACTTTGCCGAGATTGATAGCAATAATGTTGTTCTTCGAGTAATCGTAGTGGATAACAAAGACACTAGCGATGCTGCTGGCGTTGAGAAAGAGCACATTGGCGCTGCTTTCTGTGAGCGACTGTTTGGTGGTACTTGGAAGCAAACAAGTTATAACGGTAATTTCCGTAAAAACTATGCAGGAATCGGATATACCTATGACTCAGTTCTTGATGCTTTTGTTCCTCCTCAGCCTTATCCAAGCTGGACTCTTGATGCTAATGTTCAGTGGCAGCCTCCTGTGGCAATGCCTACAGACGGTCAAATGTATTCTTGGAACGAAGCTAACCAAACATGGGATGTAATAGCTCAAAATGGCTAATTACGTTGATTACGACTACTGGACGCAAGGGTATGGCGAAGGTGATTTAAGCCAGCCTGATCGTTATGTAGTTGCTGGTTATTGGACTGACGGTTACGCCCAATACGAGGACGATACTGCTACTGCTAGTGTTACTGGTACGGCTACTGTAACGGCTTCTGGTATTGCGATGATTATGGGTTCCGCTGCTGTTACGGCAACTGGAACAATGTCAGTCACACCAGTTGATGTTTTAGTTGGAACTGCATCTGTTACTGGAAATGCAAATGTATCGGCTAATGCTGTTTATATAACTACTGGAGTTGCTTCAGTTAATGGAACTGCAACTGTTACAGCATTGGGTTCATATTCAACGACTGGCGCTGCTTCTGTAGTAGTGGCTGCTTCTGTAGATGCTGCTGGCAATATCATTGGTTACGAATGGACAATAGTTCCTGATGAAGCTACGACTTGGGTTAAGCAATGAGGCAAAAGATCATATTTGGGGAATGGCTACCAGATCAACCGGGTGTAACTGGTTCGGTTATGGAAGCTGTGAATTGTTACCCTGTTACTAACGGATATGCCCCATTACGAGATGCCGCTGACTATTCTGACGCTTCTGGAGAAACTTTGCTCGTTGCTTTTGCAGGTAAGTCTGCTGGTGCTTCCTCTCTATTTGCTGCTAGTGCTACTTCGATTTATAAGTTCGACTCTAGTGATGCCAGCCTTGATCCTGTAAAGACTTCCTATTCTGCTGTTGAGTCTTGGGACGTTACTCAGTTCGGCTCTAAGCTGATTATGGCTAACGGTGGGGATAAGCTCCAATATTGGGATTTAGGCGGCTCTACGACAGTTTCTGACCTATCTGCGGCTGCTCCTACGGCTAAGTATGTCACTGTTGTTCGTGACTTTGTGGTGGCTGCTAACGTAGGCGGTGAAGAAAGCAAGGTCTACTGGTCTGATATTAACGATGAAACAGACTGGACTCCCGGCGCTGCTTCTCAGGCTGATACTCAGGTAATTCCTGATGGTGGAGACATTATCGGTTTAGCTGGTGGTGAATACGGGCTTGTCTTTTTGGAAAGAGCTATTTACCGGATGACATATTCTGGTAGTCCGTATTTCTTCCAGTTTGACGCTATTTCTAGGACTTTGGGCTGTTTGTCTAATGGTTCTATTGCTCAGTTCGGTGGTTTGACTTATTTCCTAGCTGATGATGGCTTTTATGTCTGCGATGGTCAAACAGTTAAGAATATTGGTTTAGAGAAGGTAAATCGTTGGTTCTTTGAGAACGCTATTCCTGACCAGTTAATCAATGCCATTAGCTCAACGGTTGATCCTGTCCGTAAGTTAGTCATTTGGAACTTCAAAAACACGTTTGGTGGACGGTATCTTCTGTATTACTCGATTGATTTGGGTAAATGGAGCTACGGAACGACGGATATTTACCATCTTTCCTATGGTTATACGCCTTCTGCGACGCTTGAACAGCTTGATAACTACAGCACAAACATAGATTCGTTGGATATTCCACTTGATTCTCGTCTATGGGCTGGTGGACAACTGCTGGCGATGGGTGTTCGAGAGCAAAAGATCGTCGCTATCTCTGGTGCGTATAAGTCGGCTTATGTAGTTACTGGAGATATTGATATTGGTCGCTCAACTGTGATGTTAGCCAAACCAATTATTGACAATGGAACTGGAACTGTAGCGGTTGCGAGTCGTGATTTGCTGACTGACACGGTGGAATTTGGTACTGCTGTGGCTGCTGACGCTGAAAATCGCTGTTCTTTGCGGTCTAACGGCGAATATCACCGGATTAAGGTATCTCCGACCTCAAGTAACTGGAAAACTCTGGTTGGCGTGGAAGTTGATATTGTGAAACAGGGTGATCGATGACTCGTAACGTCCAGTTTAGAACTCTCCCGGTATTTGGAGCCTCGGAACGTGAGGTTTCAGAGGTTGTTCGCGGGATTATGGACGGTAAAACGAACAATACGGGGCTGTTGACGCTGGCTACAGGCAATGCCACCACAACTACCCTCTATGACGAGCGTATAGGCACTGAGAGCTTAATAATCTTTACGCCAGTATCTGATGCTGCAGAAGCTGATGCGGCTCCCTATGGAGCGTTTCAGGACACTACAGACCAGACTGCTGCGAATACTACTACAGCCTACGCTGTTACATTTAACACAACAGATTATTCGAGTGGTGTTTATCTTTCCAATAGTTCACGGCTTAACGTCAGGAATTATGGAATTTATAACATCCAGTTTTCGATACAGTTTAAGAATACTACGAACGATAGTCAGGATGTAGACGTTTGGTTTCGTAAGAATGGCACTAATGTAACCGGGTCTAATAGTCGTTTTGGTATGCCAGCTAGGAAATCATCTGGTGATCCGTCTCACGTTATTGCTGCGTTGAACTTATTTATTGAGCTTCAGGCCAATGATTATGTTGAGATAATGTGGCGACCTTCTGACGTTGGCGTATCGATGGAGCATTATGCAACTAGCACGACTCCTGACAGGCCATCGGTTCCTAGTGTTATTGCGACTGTAAATTATATTGCGCCATCTGCAACAAGTAATGTGTATGTTTCAGCGAAGCAACGTGGTCAAGCTACGGTAACTCATTGGGCAAATAGCACTGCTGATAAGACGTATGG